ATGGTGAAAAATTAAAGTTACTTGTACACGATGAATCTGGTAAGTGGGAAAAACCTGACAATATATTAAACAACTGGAGGGTTACAAAAACTTGTTTACGATTAGGTTCTAGAATTATAGGTAAGTGTATGATGGGTTCAACATCAAATGCTTTAGATAAAGGCGGTAGAAACTATAAAAAATTATATGATGATTCAGACGTTACCAGAAGAAACCGCAATGGGCAGACTAGCTCGGGATTATATAGCTTGTTCATTCCTATGGAATGGAACTACGAAGGATACATTGACTCTTATGGGTTACCTGTCTTCGAAACACCCAAAGAAAAAAAGACGGGACCTGATGGGTTCCCAATTGAAATAGGTGTAATAGAACACTGGGAAAATGAAGTAGATGGCCTTAAGAATGATCCTGATGCACTTAACGAATTATATAGACAGTTTCCCCGTACAGAGAAACATGCCTTCAGAGATGAAACAAAACAATCATTGTTTAATCTTACAAAGATTTATGAACAAATAGATTATAATGAAGATTTAAAACACTCAAATGTAGTTACACAAGGTAATTTTCAATGGGAAGGTGGGATTAAAGATACAAGCGTTATGTTTGTTCCAAGTAATCAAGGTAGATTTTATGTTTCATGGGTTCCAAATAAAAATCAACAAAATAGAGTTCTTGTTAAAAACGGTAGAAAGTTTCCTGGTAACGATCATATGGGTGCTTTTGGATGTGATAGTTATGATATATCAGGAACTGTTGATGGTAGAGGATCAAAAGGTTCATTACATGGATTAACTAAGTTTAGTATGGAAGACGCTCCACCTAACTTATTATTTTTAGAATATATAGCTAGACCTCAGACTGCTGAGATATTTTTTGAAGATGTACTCATGGCTTGCGTATTTTATGGTATGCCAATACTTGCAGAAAATAATAAACCTAGGTTATTATATCATTTTAAAAGAAGAGGTTATAGAGGTTATTCTATGAACAGACCAGATAAAACAATGCACAAATTATCTGTAACAGAAAAAGAAATAGGTGGTATACCTAATTCAAGTGAAGATGTTAAACAAGCACATGCTGCTGCTATTGAAGCTTATATAGAAATGTTTATTGGATATAACAATGAACAATATGGAACAATGTATTTTCAACGTACATTAGAAGATTGGGCTGCTTTTGATATAAACAATAGAACAAAACATGATGCATCAATAAGCTCTGGTTTAGCTATCATGGCTTGTAATAAAAACAAATATAGACCCATTGCCGAGGTTATAAAACAACCTGTAAATTTAAACTTTTCTAAGTATGATAATAGAGGTAGTGAATCAAAAATAATTAATAGATGAAATTAAACACTGGTGTTAATAGTGCGTTTCCTAATCAGATGGTATCTGAAGAGGAAAAGAGAACTTTAGAATATGGATTATTAGTTGGGCAAGCTATTGAGTATGAATGGTTTAGAGGTGGTAGAATAAACGGTAGTAGATGGAACACAGGTTATCAACAGTTTCATCATTTAAGATTATACGCTAGAGGTGAGCAGAGTGTTCAAAAATATAAAGATGAATTATCTATTAATGGTGATTTGTCTTATTTAAATTTAGACTGGAAACCAGTACCTATTATTCCAAAATTTGTAGATATAGTTGTAAACGGTATTGCATCTAAAAATTATGATATAAAAGCTTTTTCTCAAGATCCTGGATCATTAAAAGAAAGAACTATGTATGCTACTAATGTAATGGAGGATATGTATTCGCAAGATTTGATAAGCACTGCAAAAGAATTGACTGGAAAAGATTTTTCAAGCTCTAATATACCTCCTGTAGATCTTCCTAAAACCCAAGAAGAGTTAGAATTACACATGCAATTAAGCTATAAACAAGGTATTGAAATAGCGGAAGAAGAAGTTATAGATAATATATTAGCTAATAATAAATATAATTTAACTAAAAAAAGAATAATAGAAGATATAGTTACAATAGGTATAGGCGCTGCTAAAACTAGTTTTAATAAAGCTAATGGTGTTATTGTTGACTATGTAGATCCAGCTAATTTAGTTTATTCGTACACTAATGACCCTAACTTTGAAGACACATATTATGTTGGTGAAATAAAGTCTATGACTTTAGCTGAAATTAAAAAAAGATTTCCATATATAACTGACGAAGAATTAGAAAAAATGGTTAAATATCCTGGAAGAGATGGATATATAGCAAACCCTAATTATAACAATGATTTAGTTCAAATATTATTTTTTGAATACAAAACATTTATTGATCAAGTTTTTAAAATAAAAAGAACAGAAACTGGTTTAGAAAAAGTATTAGAAAAACCAGACACTTTTAATCCACCGCAAAGTGATAACTTTGATAGAGTATCTAGAAGTATAGAAGTTTTATTTAGTGGGGCTAAAGTAATGGGTGTTCCACAAATGTTAGAGTGGAAACTTGCTGAAAACATGACAAGACCTAATAGTGATTCTACTAAAGTTAAAATGAATTATACTATATGTGCGCCAAATTTATACCAAGGTCGTATAGAATCATTAGTAAGTAGATGTACAAGTTTTGCTGATATGATACAACTTACCTCGTTAAAATTACAACAAGTAATTCAACGTATGGTACCAGATGGCGTGTTTGTAGATGTTGATGGTTTAGCAGAGGTTGATTTAGGTAATGGTACTAATTATAATCCTCAAGAAGCATTAAATATGTATTTTCAAACTGGTAGTATAGTTGGTAGAAGTTTAACGCAAGACGGTGATCCTAATAGAGGAAAAGTACCTATACAAGAATTACAAACATCAGCATCTAATGCTAAAATACAATCATTAATTAGTACTTATCAGTATTATTTACAAATGATAAGAGATGTAACAGGGTTAAATGAAGCAAGAGATGGTAGCTTACCAGACAAAGACGCTTTAGTCGGATTGCAAAAAATGGCCGCTAACGCTTCTAATATAGCTACAAAACATATATTAGATGCTATGCTTTATTTAACCGTAAGAAATTGCGAAAACATTTCTTTAAGAGTTGCAGATGCTTTGATGTTTCCTTTAACAGCTAACTCACTAAAACAAAGTATTTCTGTTTACAACGTAGAGACTTTAAAAGAAATCAGCCAATTAAACCTTCATGACTTTGGTATATATTTAGAACTAGAACCTGATGAAGAAGAAAAAGCTCAGTTAGAGCAAAACATACAAATAGCTCTACAAAATCAAGGTATAGATTTAGAAGATGCTATTGATATTAGACAAATAAAAAATCTTAAGTTAGCAAATCAAATGTTAAAGCTTAAGAGAAAACAAAAACAAAAAAGAGATCAAGCTCAACAACAGCAGATGATACAAGCTCAAGCTCAAGCAAATATGCAACAGTCTGAGCAAGCTGCTATGAATGAAGTTGAAAAACAACAGGCTTTAGCTCAAACTGAAATACAAATACAACAAGCTAAATCGCAGTTTGAAATACAAAGAATGGAACAAGAAGCTTTGATTAAAAAACAATTAATGGCTGAAGAGTTTCAATATCAATTACAATTGGCTCAAGCTAAAATAAATACTGATAGACAAAAAGAACAGTTTATAGAAGATCGTAAAGATAAAAGAACTAAAATACAAGCAACACAACAATCAAAAATGATTGAACAGCGTCAAAATGATTTACTACCTACGGATTTTGAATCATCAGGTAATGATAATTTAGGCGGATTTGGTTTAGAGCAGTTTATGCCTCAATAAACCTATTTATTAATTTATATTATATTATATTATGTCAGAACAAGTAAAAGAAGAAGGCTCTTTTAAAATAAAAAAGAAGCCTAAACAATTGGTAAAAAACGATATTATTAAAGTCGATTTATCAAAAAAAGAAGAACCTAAAAAAGAAACAGATGCCATTCAAGTCGGAGAAACAAAGAAGGTGGTTGTGGAAGAACAAACCGGAAATAGCCCTAAAGTGGACGAACAAGTACCAGAGTCCAGCCCGATTTCTGAAGTTGAAGAAGAAGTAAAACCTGTAGAGCAGGTTGTTGAAGAAGAAATAATAGAATTAGGGGAAAAAATTGAAGAAAAAGTTATTGCTCCTACGCCTGAAGAGGTGAGAGAAGTAGCTAAACTACCTGAGAACATCGAAAAAGTCGTAGACTTTATGAAAGAAACAGGTGGAACATTAGAAGATTATGTTAGATTAAGCGCTGACTATACTAATGTAGATAATGATACTCTATTAAGAGAGTATTACAAACAAGCCAAATCACACTTAGATTCAAGCGAGATTAACTTTATGATTGAAGATAATTTTTCATTTGATGAAGAAGTGGACGAGGAGCGTGAGATTCGTAAAAAGAAACTTGCGTATAAAGAAGAGGTTGCTAAAGCCCGAAAGCATTTAGATGGTTTAAAAAGTCAATATTACGAGGAAATCAAGTTGAGACCTGGTACGACACAAGACCAACAAAAAGCTATGGACTTTTTCAATCGCTATAATGAAGAGCAAAACACAGCTCAACAACAGCATGAGGATTTTAAATCTAATACTAAAGATTATTTCACTAATGATTTCAAAGGTTTTGACATCAGTGTTGGTGAAAAGAAATTTAGATACGGTGTTAAAAATCCTAGTGAAGTTGCAACTAAACAGTCAAATATTACAAACACAATTAAGAAGTTCTTAGATGATAAAGGTAATGTAAAGGATGTTAAAGGTTATCACAAAGCTATGTATGCCGCTGAAAACGTTGACAAAATAGCGCAGCATTTTTATGAGCAAGGTAAATCCGATGCTACTAAAGATCTTGTTGCTAAGTCTAAAAACATATCCGAGGATGTTAGGCCTGCGCCTACCGGAGACGTATTTGTTGGTGGATTAAAAGTTAAAGCTATAAGCGGTCTTGATTCTTCGAAACTGAAGATTAAAACAAGAAAATTTAACTAAAAACAAAATTAATTATTATGGGACAAATTGCTCCGGTGTTTGGAAGTATCGTACCTTCTCAACAACAATTAGCTTTGCAAAACAATTATCTAGCATTTAATGCTGGAGCTAATGACTTTGCTCAGCAATACCTACCTGAAGTTTATGAAGCTGAGGTAGAAAGATATGGAAACAGAACTTTAAATGGTTTCCTTAGAATGGTTGGCGCTGAAATGCCAATGTCATCTGATCAGGTTATCTGGTCTGAACAAAATAGATTACATGTATCTTACAACAATGTAGCTCAAACTGGTGGTGCAGGTGTTGCACAATTAGAATTTGCTTTAGGTGGTAACCCAGCTGTATCAAACGCTATTTTTCCTAACGACACTATCGTTGTTATGAATCCAGCTACAGGTGTTACATTAAAAGGTGTGGTAAGAACAAGTTTACCAGGTGGTATAGGACAAAGAGTTATTGCTTATCCTTTTACTGCTGCTAACTGGGATGCTTTAGGAGTTGGAGCTACAAACCTTAAAATGTTTGTATACGGTTCTATCTTTGCTAAAGGAACTGTTGGACCTGTAGATAACGGCTTAGGTGCTGGATCTTACAAGTCTATTCAACCTTCATTCACACAATATTCTAATAACCCAATTATCATAAAAGATTCATTCCAAATCAATGGTTCTGATATGGCTCAAATTGGATGGGTAGAAGTTGCAACAGAAGATGGAACATCAGGATACTTATGGTATTTAAAGTCTGAGTCTGAAACAAGATTACGTTTTGACGATTACTTAGAAATGGCAATGGTTGAAGGTGAATTAGCTACTGGAGCTGGTGGACAAAGTTTTGCTGCTCAACAAGCTAATATCCAAGGATTTGGAGGCGGTATTAACGCTTACGGATCTCAAGGTCTTTTTGCTGCTATTCAAGCAAGAGGTAATATTATGTCTGGCTTTTCTGCTGGAACAGGACTATCTGACTTTGATCAAGTACTTAAAAATCTAGATACTCAAGGAGCTATTGAAGAAAACATGCTTTTCTTAAACAGAGGACTTGATTTAGATTTTGATGACATGCTAGGACAAATTTCAGGTGGAGCTGTAGGTGGAACTGCTTACGGTTTATTTGAAAACTCTGAAGACATGGCACTTAATTTAGGTTTCTCTGGTTTTAGAAGAGGTTCTTATGACTTCTACAAAACTAGCTGGAAATA